GTTGCTGTTCCTGACGATGCCGTAAACGTATAGCTCCCAGAATCAACCACAGTAATCGTATACCCATCCGCCTTTTCCAATACCGTGCTACTGAATCCATCAAAACCCTGCGTTGTTCTAAACCGTACTATATCACCTGTTGTGCGTCCATGTGATGGTTCTAGCACAGTTATAACAGCAGAACCAGAACTACCCGACACAAATGGGTTTACTATCAACAATATCTCAACCGCCGTCTCCGTGCGCTGATCCGGTCTTGGATCACGCAGAGCTTGCGGATCTGGGCCAACTTTAATAGGCTCAAGTTGCGGATGCTTTGCCTCATACTCATCCGGCCCAACCTTTGCGCCACTCCACTCAGTCATCATCTCTGTCATCCGGCCCAACCTTTGCGCCACTCCACTCAGTCATCATCTCTGCCAGACGGTAACGAAAACCAGATCTGTCAGAGTAGCCCCAAGCATTTGATCCTGAAGCATACCGTGCCATTAGTTAACCCTCAGGTACGAGATGCTCGGCTGTAGCTTCAAAGGCACCCGATCTTCGTCCTCGTCTGCCGCACGTTGGAACTCTTCCTCGTACACAGCTTTCAATAACTGCACCCGCTCTGGCGCTTTTTTCATCGAAAGGTAGTATGCCAGACCTGCCACCATGCAGGGTAAAAAACGGAAAGGGGCGTCAGTCGTGTTTACAAGCGCGTCAGCGTCTTCTATGCGCTGGACGTAGTAATATACCAGAGTGTCGCTAGAGCTGTCTGGTGTGGCCCACAGCGTGATTTGAGGGGTAACTTGTCGGTTGTAGTAGTATTGGCTTGGTCTGCCCTGTGTGGTCTTGTTTGGCAGATTCAGGTACTCGCTGCGAGACATACGGTCTAATTCATAGTCCGTGCCGCTGCGGCGAACCACAACCTCAAGTAAATCCGTGTAAGTGGCATCAAAGGTATAGGTAGCTGTGCCAGCAGTTAAAGCTTGTGAGCCTTGCTTGACTGTCCAAAGATTCAAGCCACGGTTAGCCCAGTCCGCAAACATTAGGTTCAGCGAACGACGCGCCGTACGAGCATCATAACCAGTGCGAACCTCCAGCCCACACCGCTCATATGCTTCCTCAATTATTTCTGCCACGTCGAGATTAAAATCTCGTGAACCTGAAGTAGCCATTTACTTCTTTCTCCGTAATGCTTTGACCCGCCTTGGCTTTCCAGCTGGCTGACCAAGAGATTTCTTCTGCGCTATTCTACTACGTTTTTCCGCGCTTGTCATTTCTCCTGCGGTCTTAGGAGTTTTCTTACTAATGCGTTTGGTGGGGCGGCAATATGGAGTACCCCGTTTTTCACCTTTGCCACGCCCACACGCCTTACCCGTCTGGACGTCCTTCCATTCTTCCTTGAACCACCTCTTGAGTGCCGCACCTTTTTTCGTCTTTCTGACTGCCATTAGAACTGACTCACTTGGCCCTTGGTGCGCTTACGGCGACCATTCATCACCTGACCACAGCCACGAGCTACTGCTTCTCCTCTGATTGCTTTACCTCGGAAGGCTCTTTTGGGTTTTTGCTTGGCTTCACCCCAGTTGTCCGCTCCGACTTTACGGCACTTGGCGATGGCCCCGCTTGCGTACGCCGACGGGAAGACTTTATATCTTGCTTTAACTTTTCGATAACACGCATCTTTAGCCACTTTACTGCTCCGTTTGGACGGTGGGTTTGATACCTGCTCTGTCATAGAACCACGCGAGATCGCCATTGTTTCTGTCCCTTAAAAAATCTTCCCATAATACGGAGAGCATTTTGTGGTTCTCGTCAACTTTTACTGCAATGACAGCAGTATCCGTCTTGAGGTCAATCACAGACATAGCCACCCAGCCTATGAAACCAACTAACAGAGTAGCTATAATGGTTCGATAATCTAACATTTCCATCTCCGCCGCGCTGCACAAATGCGCTTCTTAGGGGTTTTACTACAGTTGATGTTGTGCATCTTCATTTGTCCCTTTGAACGGGCGCAGTAAGATGTTCTGCGTTTGCCGCCACTAGGTTGTGGCGCTTTCAGATTAGAACCTGTCGCTCTATTATACTTCGCACGACCCTTCGCGGTCAATCCGGCACCTTTGGATACAGGAAGTTTTTCACCGCGCTTGACAGATAAGCTGACAGATTTTTTCTTTTTTGGTGCCATTACAACCTCGAATCATTCTTTATATAAATAAATTCCAAAGAAGCTGAACAGTCAAACGTGACATTAGTAGTTGATATAGCGCGAACCTCAATGTCTGTCTTTTCTGTAAACCGTAACGGAAAGTTATAGCCCTGTAACTGGTTGCCGTTCACCAAAGTAATACGTTCTTGCGTATTAAACACGCCGCCGGGGGGACGGGCTACGATAGTCGTCTTTAAAAGCGCTGGAGTGTTCGAGGCGTTACCTGTTGATACGTTAGTCTGCAGCAAGAAAGCCGTGTATCCCGCAGGAACAGTCCATAAGCACATCAAAGTCTGGTTATCGCCCTCTCCGTCAATACTTAAAAAAACATTCGCAGGAACGCCAGATGTTACAGTGCCTGTTCCAGCGCGGATGATGCCATCGTTTTTCTCGCCAGAGCCTGCCGTCAAAACACTCCCGCGATTTATGCGAATATAAGAGTTTACAGTGGTAACAGGGGTTTGGCCGTTAAGAATAATATCCTCAGAGATCTCGTTGTAGTCTGCGTCAAGACCTTGAATATTAATTGTCCGCGCACCTGTCCCTGCCGCAGCGTCATTAGCGCTAGAGCTTGAAACAGTCATCTGTGTTGCTGAAGTTGGGTAAACGTATAGACCACCTTCTGCCCAGATGGTCTCTTCTATGTCACTTACCGTCGCGTTGTGTCCAAACTTAAATTTAAGCTTGTGGCCGGGAATCTGCCCACGAGCGACCTGCAAGTTAAACGGCTCTACCGTTCCAACCTGACTTATGGATCTTATCTCGTGGACAGACATTGTTTTTACCCGAGAAAAATAGTGAGTTCAGCAGCGGTGCCTGAAATAGCACTTACATACACTCCGTTCGGGGCAAGCACTCCATCGTCTGGAATATCAAGTATGATATGTCCAACTGGAAATTTTTGCTGCACTAGCTGTGCGCCACCATTACCATCAGTGATGGTGAAGGCACCAGCGCCTGTGCAAAAAACACCGATTTGTTTAATACGGGAACGTGCGGGGCCTACAGCACCGACGCCCGAAGCATTGTAGGCTTTTACTGGACCAGCCATTGAAGCCTCCTATTAGCTAAGAGCTGCGCCTACAGCGGTTACCCAAGCAGCACCCGTATTGATTACGATGCAATACTCGTTATTGCCAGCGCCATTGTCGCTGACCATGTATACCGTACCAACGGCGACGTCAGCAAAAGCTGGTAAGTCAGCTGTAAGTACAACTGGGATCTGGAAGCCGTTATTAGAACGAACTGGACCAGAAAAGGTAGATAAAGCCATGTCAATCTCCTGTCGTGGCTAGTGTCAGCCCCCCCATGGGGCTGTCAGGGATAGCCGAGTATAACACAAAGAAAGGCGGCTATCAAACGATAGCCGCCCTCTTAACCCAAAGACAAAACTAAGGGTGTTGGTTACTTAGGCTGCGCCCGGTGAACCGAACACGGCGCGTGGGTCGGAGAAGCCGAAGCTGTACCGCTCACGAGCCTTAAACCGCATGTTGCCAGTGTCGAAGTCTGGATCCATGTTGGTTGCCATTGGCATACGCTCAAAATGCTTGAAGCCGTTTGGAGCGTCTGTCTTGATGAAGAACGCATCAGTGTCAGTTAGGTAGTCGTTGACTACATAACCTTCTGGCAGCATGCCAGATGACTTAATGGCGTTGACATCGTTGTCAGCTGTACCAACACGGAGGTTGGATACCAGCAGACGTTCAGCAACAAACTGAAGCTGACGTGGAACGATAAGCTTCATACCGCGCAGTGCGATGATGAGGCCACGCTCGTCAGTGAATCCAGCGATGCTGATCAGAGCGTCTTCCAAAGAAGTTTCGTTCAGGTCAGCAGCAGTTGCTGGTTCGTTGGCGAAAGTGCCACCGTTGGTCAGCGGGTGGTCGGTAGCGCAAAGAGCTTTACCGTCACCACCAGCGCTTGCGCCGCCAGTGAAGGCATTGTTCAGTACGTTAGCGGCTTTCACCTGCTTGGTGTGTGCCATGGAACGAGCCAGTGCACGGGTGTAACGAGAAGCCAGACGATCATAGAGATTGTCTTCAACAGCTTCTTCGGTGATTGAGAAGCCCATAGCGATGGTCTCGTGGTTATACCGAGCGGTATAAGCCTCGTTTGCATCGTCATAGGAGATCCCGGTGCCTTCGTTTTTAACTGGGGCTGCCCCGAAACCACTCAACATAACTTCTTCTTCGAATGCCCGATCAGATGACTCGGTGTCGAAGATTTCAGCATGCTGACCTTCATAACGGTTGTATTCCATGCCAAAGAGGGCGTTGAGACCCGGCTCTAGTTCTTTGGCAAGTTGTGCGCGAGAAATAGCCATAATCTAATCCCCCTTATGTTGTTGCTGCTTCAGAATCAGCCTGAAGCAATGCATGGTTGTTGATCATTACAATCATCTGGATACCAGCAGCAGCGAAATCTTCGTTGTCTACATCCTTCTGAATACCAACGACCTTCAATGGAAGGGAGGTATTAGCGGATGAGAGTCCGTCGATGTCCATTGCGGCACTGGAAATACCAGTTGTTGCGCTACCGCTTGCACCGCTAGACATAGCTGCGTTCTCAAAGATAGCAGCTTTAGCGGTTGCCTCATCAGTGATAGAAGCATCTGTACAAACGATGAAGCGCTGCATTGGGCTGTCGTACACATATCCGATGATATCGAAATCTGTGTCGGCAGAACCAGAGCCGGGCCAGTAGTTTGAGAAAGTCTTCTTTCCTGTTGAAGCGGAAACATACTCACAGCCAGCAAATACGCCTACGAGAGCTTCAGTGTCCCCAGTTGCAGACGCAACAACGATGCTTCCACCGTTGTCAGCCTTTACCGGAGAACCCTGATAGATCGCGGAGGCAGTGCTGCCAATGAAGTATGCATTTGTGCCCTGTGTAGCAGGTGCGCTACCAGCAGCATTAATCGGCTTGAGGCCGAAGGCTACATTAGTATTAGCCATTGCTTACTCCTAAAGTTAATCGGAGGACTTCTTGCCCCCGAAGGTTACACGACTTTGCCTATCATTAAACATAGGCATCGAGGGATGTTGTTCCCTCATCAGGTTTTCGTCAACGGCACGCATTTGGTTGCGGGTCTGCTCCCGATAATATTCAGTTCTTTCGTCGACCGTTTCCTCTGGAATACGACACAGCATTAATCCGCCTACGCCGATAATTCCAGCATTCTTGCCTTCTTCGATGACAGGGTAACGTCCTTCCATTTCTGGATATTCGTCAGCCCTTACTGGCTCCCAGCCCTCACGCAGCTTGGCATGTACGTTTGTTTTATCATCCTCTCCACGAATGGAAGTTCTGATCCAACGGTGTGCGTACCCTGCTGGTGGTTGTGGTGCCTCCAACTTCGAAGGCGGTGCCCATGGCTTACGCCGGGACTTAGTTGCGCGAGTTTCCGCCTCGCGGGGCGTTCTGTTTGATGTAGCCATAATCTTACTCCTTCACATACTTTGCATATTCTTCAAGCGGAACATTCAAGCGTTTCGCAATAGCAATCTGCGAAGGTGTCAGTTTGACTGTTCTGCGCCCCTTTGACGACGACTTAGAAGCCGTGGACTCAGCAGAAGCGACTCTGGGTCCAGAATCTCGTGCAGGGTTCTTAAACTTATGTGGGAACTCTGTACGAACTCGTTTGTCAAGCTCATTATAGTACTCATCGCTCGTCGGGTCAAACCCTTCTTCTTCGATAAGTTGGCGATGTATGCCAAAAGCTGCATATGTCATAGTTTGATCTTGACCAAACCAATCGTTTTTCTGTGCCCACTGCTCCGCTTTAGGGTCAGGCTGTACCTGTTGTTGAGGTTGAGCCTGACGTTGCTGCGGTACGACTTGCTCTTCGCGTGGTTGAGCAGCCATCTGTTCGCGCTGCTGACGAACCTGTTCAAGACGAGCTTGTTCAAGTGCAAGCTTGCTGATGTTCTGCTGTGCTTCGAACATCTTATCAGCATCGCCCTCATCGTAAGCTTTCTTGTATGCTTCCTTGGCAGCGGCAACCTGTGAATCAACACGACTGCCAAACTCACCAACATAGGACTGGTCAAGTTTATCCAGACGAGCTTGCAACTCGTCGTTCTGCTTCTTGACAGCTTCTGCATACTCGATAGCCGCTTGACGCTGACGCTCTTCTTCGCGGTAACGGTGGGTTAATTTACTAATCCGTTTCTGCACAGAGTCAGAGTATTGTTCTAACTCGTCTTCCTGTGCTTCGGAGGCTTCCGCTTGCGCGTCCTCCTGTTCTACAATTTCCTCGTCAGCATCGGTCTCAATGATGTCGAGTTCTTCTTTTTCCTGTGGTAGTCCCTGCATACTATACTCCGTATGTTTTTATATCGTCAGGGTTGACGATGGTTGCAATGACTTCGTCATCGTTGATAATGCGTACTTCGCCGCCTTCAATATTAAAGCGGGAACCTGCATATCTTCCAATGCACACCCAATCCCCTTCCTTGCACCAAGGCTGAGACTCAGGTCCAAACTTGTCTGGATCTTTGTAAGCCAACGGCCCGACCTTGACGACGTAGCACACAACCGTGGCTCTCGCTTCTCGATCTCTGGCATTGTCAGGAATGTAGATGCCGCTGTCGGTTTTTTCCTTACCAGTGTAAGGCATTACCAAAATGCGCCATCCTGTAGGTTGTGGGACTCTCTCACTCAGCGGTTTTTGCTTGGCTTTTTCTTCAGCTTCTTTTTTTGCTCTTTGTTGTTCGACTATGTAGTCAGGTACTAAGAGAGTCTTCGTCATGGTTTACCTTTTTGAGCAGGGTTTGTAAGTCATCCAATGCGAAAGAGAGTCCCTGAATCTCCCCAACCATTGCGCGATAGTCGTCATAACTTGAACAACCACCAGTTGATAGAGACAAACTAATGTCTTCTATCCGATTTTGCAAGCTTTTCCTATACTTTACGATAAAATCTGAGACGTTCATTCGTAGTCAACGCTTGTGATTGGTCCACCTTCTTCAAACTCCGCACAGGAGTTGGCGGCAGAACACATAAACTTTAGCAGCTGGCAGTAACCAACCTCACCAGATTCGTCCTTCATGCACTGCTGCATCTCAGGTGAGATGTTGAAGTAGCGGCATTCACCACAGGATGTTTCTGGGTTCACGGCTGGGCCATACTGATCTTCCTTGATTGCATAACGCTGGTTCTCTTCGTTGGTTTCAACGTCCTGCGTTGCAATAGGGCAGGTGAAGCCTTCTTCCGACTCGGTCATCCGGTCGACAGGCATTCCATCCTGAATCTCTTTTGCCAGATCTAATCCGTCTGGTATTAATTTAATTTCGATTTTCATAGTGCTGGGTTTCCTAATATGTCAAAACTTGCAGGGATTAAATCGAGTGGCTCACCCATCGATCCCAAGAACCGACCCGGACGAGCAGGGGGTGCAGGAACGCCTGACGGTCCTAGTACTTCTACTAAGCTCCCCGCATAGTCATCTCCTTGCAATGCTCTTTGCTGGAGTTCAGCTGCAATCATAGCTTGTTCCGCAGGGCTGGCTTCACGGTAAGAGAGTTCTAATGATATGGTAGGGGCATTAGATAAAGCGGCTGCCTGTCTAGATGAAGAGATTGCTTGTTCTTGGGCTTTTGTAGTAGTCAGGCTTGAGGTAGGCGATACTGCTTGACCCGGCGATACTGCAACTTGGCTGCTAGCTGTTGGGCTAAAATTAAACGCCATCATGTCAGCGCGGTTTGGAGTGGATGCATATGATCTAGTTGGAGCGTTCATCATAGCTTCTGTCGCATCAGTGTTCCCTGAAAACTGAGATGAAATATTAGTTGTAGCTGGTGCAGTGACTTGTGCCATTGGACTTCCGTAGCTTGTGACACCTAACTGAGGCACACCAGAGGCTGGGCGACCTGTTTCCGAATATGCAGACATTGGATTGACCGCAACGTCAGAAGGTTGAATATCTGTTGTCTGCTGATTTGGGGAAAAAAAGTCCATCATGCTGTTAACCATGCTCTTGGTTTTGCCGCCAACATACTGACTCTGACCACCAGTCATAATATCACCGAGGAAGCTAAGTGTGCCAGTTCCTGCTTCCGACAGAGGCTGACCTGTTCTTGCGCTGATCGGAACAGTGTCCTCGATACCCGTGACCTTAGTGCCTTCGCTGATTGCATAGCCCGAACCAAATGGGCCAAAGAGTGAAGCTAGCCCCGCCGCCACTCTACCCATAGGAGAAAGATCTTGGCGATAGCTTTTTGCTGTACCCATGCTGGTATATTGCCCCGGCTGGACACCGCTTCTAGCAATGCCTAGGTCTGGGTTAGCACCTGTTTCCTGACCAAGAATGTTTGTTTCAGCATAGGGGTTGTTAAACACATCGAGAGCCAATGCATTCAAAGTGGCAATGCCCTGCAAACCACCCGGAACGGTGCCGGAGTAATCTATG